GCCGACTCTAACAGGACTAAGTTTCCTCTGTTAAATATCGATCGTTATTATTTATTGCATCACTGTAATAAGCGATGAGGTAATTACGCGTTAGCTAATAATTACTCTTCATCATTCCAATTATCCCAGTCGATGTCTTCTACTTTGAGTATAGACTCCTCTTTGCTCCACACCATACAAGCATCCATCTCGAGGGCGCGGCCTGGAGTGTCAATGCGATAAAACTCCTGTTTATCTCGCATTGCTCGCTCCCACTTCGGGAAATCAAACTCTCGTTTCACTCCCGCCTCTTCGAGCTGTTTTAACAGTAACTCAACTGCTTCGGAACCATGGTGTGCCATCATTAACAGTGCCATTTCTATCTTTTGATCAAAGATCATTTTGTCACCTGCATTCACTTTCTTACGCCACATCAATTCTCGATGGATGACCTTTAATGGCAATGGAGCTGCGACGTAGCCCTTTTTCAGAATGAAAGGTGACTTTAGAAAAGTCAAATCATCAAAGTTCTCACACGGAATCAGTTCTCCTGTCTTATTTGCACCAGTAACAGTCATCCCCAACATCCCGGCATACAAAGCGAACGTCTTTCTATTAAACCAGTCTAACACCGCGTCCTTCGCCGTAACTAGCAAATCATCGCCATAGGTTAACGCACGCACGTTACCATCATAACTTTCTAAGTTAGGCAACTGACCAGCCATCATCTGAGCTATCTGATACGCACACAACACATGATACCAATTTGTCAATGAATTCAGCACATCTGTAATTGGTGACCCCGAGCATACTCCCGCTCTTTTCTGATACAACTGATCCGATACTAATACTGTCGATTGCACGTTACAACTCATCAACCCAGCTCGCTGTTTACTAAACTCACCTCCATATGCGTGATCAATCACCGCCAGCGCTGCATCTATTGCGCACTGAGGAACAGACCCATCATAATTAGAGTAATCCACATCGAAGCCTTTCGTCCCCATCTCAATAAATCCCTTCCTATACGCTCCCCAACAGGAGTCTTTATCTTGTCCAATTCCATGACACAAATTGAATCCAGCACGTTCCTTATATGAATCCAAAAAACGCCCGAAGTACTTCCGTATGAGGAGCGTTATGTCCAACGTCGGCTGTAGAAAGACCCGAGTCTTCCCTGCTTTCGCCTTAGCATGAGTCACCAACTCATCCTTATTCGTTGCTACCCATACAGTTCGTGGAGCCTTACCACTCTCCAATCTAGCTTCTTGATCCGCCATAACTTCCTTAAAGGTCATTCCATGATCCAACACTACAGTCGAAAAAGCCTCACTAAACTTATATTTAAGCGTCTCACCCTCAACTTGGGGTAACACTTCAAACAATTCTTTCTTTCCACTTCGGAATTGTTTCTGATAATATCCACATGATGTGGTAAGGAGTATGGGCTGCATAACTTCCCCTCCATTGATCATTTCGTGATCTGTCAATGCTACTGGGTCGGCTAACGTCCCCATTTTCTTCTTCATGAAATCCACTGTAGCTTGGTGGATAGCCATAGGCATGGCTGCTTTCTGCACACACTCGTACTTCTGTGCATTTGTGAACAAGGGATGCACCTTCACTCCCGCAACTATAACTGGGTGCTTCACAGTGGGCTCGTAAATATCTTCCCAATCCTTATGGTAAACCTCAGATCGCTCTAGCGCAGTACTTCCTGGTTG